CCACAACCCCCTTCCATGCCTGTTGATGCGCCTCGACCAGAACCAATGGAAACAATTGATCCAAATATGATGCCACCTGTATTACCTACAGATGTGCCAACGGAGTAAATGGCTAAAAAAAGTAAACAATTAATAGAGTCGATATTAACTGAACTTATAAANGCAAAAACAATAAAGACTGTTTTAAAAGAACACGATTTAAGTTTTCAAGCTTGGAATACTTGGTTAATTAAAGATGCAGAATTGATGAACAGATATCATCAAACAAAACTATCGGCACTTGATTTAGAACTATCTGACTTAGAAGATGAATTAACAAGAGCTATTACAGAGTCTAGAGAAAAAGGTAAAAAAGATATGTCATTTATTAATGCTATAAAATTAAAAATGACACACATACACTGGAAACTTTCTAGATTAGACCCTAAAAAATATAGCAACAATAGTAACATTGTGCATAAAGGCGATAGTGCAGAACCATTAATAATTAAATTTTTAGATTAAATGAGTGATGAATTAAAATTAGCTAACGAAAATGATCGTGGTGCTAGAGCAGAAACTTTATTAAAAGATGATTTGTTACAAGAAGCTTTTAACACATTAAAAGATCAATACAAAAACGAAATATTTAAAACATCTATTGTGGATGATGAGGGTCGTAAACATTTATGGCTATCTTATAATACGATACAAAAAGTAGAAGAACATCTACAAGAAGTTATGCTGACAGGTAAGTTAGCTAACGAACAATTAAATAATAAAAATTTCTAATATTCTAGGTCAACCCTTTGGGAACTGACGAATATGTTTTGCAATTAAGCAAGACATTTAATGAAAGGAATTATTATCATGAGTGATGATGGTTCAATATCAAGTGCAACTGACAGCATAGTCGGTCTTTTACAACAAAACGGAAATACAAATAACGATTTGTCAAGTTTAAGTGAAAATGCTACGAGTGTACAAACCCAAGACCCTGTAGAACAAACAACAACTGAAACAGAAGAACCAATTAATGAGGCTCAACCGGATTCGGAAGTCGCAGTCATTGATGAAACTGTTGAAGAAGTTGTCGAAGATTCTAGTGAGCTACAGGAAGAAGATCGGCCTCTAGAAACATCCGATGAGGAACTCGTAGAACCAACTTACACAGTCAAGGTTCAAGGCGAGACTTTAGATGTTAATTTAGATGAACTAAAAGCCGGATATCAGAGAGAATCAGACTACAGAAGAAAAACCGAGTCTTTAAGCATAGAGAGACAGCAACATCAAGAGCAAGTAAACCATGAGAGTACCATATTAGAAGGTAAACTCACCAACCTTGAAAAAATGACTATGATGGCTAGGCGACAATTAAACCTAGATGCCGGTGATATCAATGAACTTATGCAACGCGATCCTGTAGAGGGTGTGCGTAAAAAACACCAACTGGAACAACGTGCTTTACAATTACAAGCACAAGAGCAAGAAACTCAAAAGCTCCGTAACGAAGAAATGAAAAAATACATGAAAGCTGAACAGCAAAAAATGTATTTAGAAATTCCGGAAATGCGAGAAGAAAGCTCTAGAACTAAGTTTGTGTCAGATATGAGAACTTATTTAACAAAAATGGGATTTAACCAAGATGAAGTAAACTCGGTTAATGATACGCGTTATGTTAAATTAATTAAGGATGGAATGAAATGGCAAAACCTAGAAGCTTCCAGACCTGCTCTCAATAAAAAAGTTCAAGGAACACCAAAAGTAGTTAGAGGTGGAGTAACTTCAACAAAATCACAAAGACAGCAAAAAGTAAATGCTGACAAAATGAGTAAGTTGAAACAATCTGGCTCTATAGATGATGCAACTCAAGTGTTAAAAGATATATTTGGTTAGACTTCTTTTTTTATAAACAAATAAACGAGAGGATAAGCTAATGGCTATCGTAACTAATGCCGGAAATACATATGCTTCCGGTGGACAAGCAAATTCGATTCGTGAACAACTTTCTGATGTGATTTCAAATATTTCACCTTACGAAACTCCGTTCCTATCGAGTTTAAGAAAAGAAAACGCAAAAAACACTAAAGTTGAGTTCTTGAAAGACACTCTTGCAACTCCATCAACAGCTAATGCGCAAAAAGAAGGCGAGACATATACTGCAACTGCAATCGCAGATGTAACAAGATTGTCAAATATGTGCCAAATTTTTGCTAAGTCGTTTGCTGTGAGTGGTACACAAGATTCTGTGGATCACAGTTCAATGTCAACTTACTCTGCTTACGTTTTAAGTAAGAGAGCTAAAGAACTAAAAACTGATATTGAATCAGCTTTAATGCAAAACGGAGCAATTGTAGCAGGTAGCACAACTACTGCTAGAAAACTTGCAGGTCTAAGATCATGGATTGCATCTAACAGATCAAAAGGTGGAGGCTCTGGGGCTGACCCAACTGGTGATGGTTCTGATGCTCCAACTGACGGAACTCAAAGAGCTTTAACAGAGGACTTACTAAAAGGTGTTCTGAAAAACATTTGGGATGCCGGTGGTGATGCTAAAAACATCTATGTTGGATCTTTTAACAAACAAAAAATATCGTCTGTCTTTACAGGTGGTGCTACAGCAGTAAACAGAGAGACTAAAGACTCAACTGTTTATGGTGCAGTTTCAGTTTACCAAAGTGATTTCGGTACTCTAACTATAAATGCATCTAGACACCAACAAGCTAGAGACTTGTTCGCAATTGANCCNGACTTATGGGCATTGTCAACTTTAAGAGATTATAAAGTTGAAGAACTAGCTAAAACAGGTGATGCAAAACATTGGTTATTAACTTGTGAACACACTCTTATCGCTAAAAACGAAAGTGGTAATGGATGTGTTGCAGATTTAACTACTGCATAATCTAACATTTAGTGGGGGTCATTTTTTGACCCCTACTTTATAACTATTCTAAAAAAGGAAAATAAATGGAATACAGAGATAAAAGTACATCTAAGGTAGCAATTTCTACTGCGTCTGCTCAATCAACAGCAATTGAAGAAGGCATTAGCAATGTAAGAATAATATCGACTGCCGATTCTCACTTTGTAATTGGAGTAAATCCAACAGCAACAGTAAACGATGCCTTTATACCGGCTAAATCAGAATTTTATGTAGGTATTTCATCTGGTGAAAAAGTAGCATTAAGAACAGTCTCCGGAAGTGGAACTGCTTTCGTAACATCACTAACAAAATAAGGAAATTATATTATGGCAATTGGTGGATATCCAACATCCTACATATTAGGAAACACAACAACAGTAAGCATAGGTACAACTTCTGCACAATCTTCTCCTGTAACTGGAAAGCTAAATGTGTATAGAATAATATCATCTTGTGATACTCACATTGAGATAGGTGAAAATCCTACTGCAACAACTGGAAGTGCTTTACTTCCTGCTTACACAATCGAATATATAATAATACCAGAAAGCAGTAAAATAGCTGTGATAAAATTTGCAACGCAAAGTGGCACTATGTATATAACGGAGTGTACTAGGTAAATGATAGGCAGTAGATTATCACAACTTAACTCTATTAGAGTTTCATCTGCAAGATATAGACAAAAAAGAGTAGATGTCAGTGGTTTTAATTTACAAGGTGTTAATGATGGCAACGATTTTAATTTATTATTAGCTGATGGTAACAATATTATTCTAGAGTCAGGTTTTATTTATGACCTTGATACAGGTTTACCCATTTCGTCATAATGGCACAAGATGGAATACATTTACCTACTAAAGAGTTTAGAGATAATTACTCAAATATCTTTAGAAAAAAACAAAAATCTAAAAAGAAAAAATCACAATTAAAAGAGCAATGGAAAAAAATATAAGTTTGTTTGATAGCATTTATGAATGGTTGATGGGCGAACCAGTAAAAGTTATTAAAAAAAAGAAAAAAAAGAATGGCAAGACAAAAAATAAATAATTTTTCAACTCATGTTAAAATTAATAAAAGAACATCTATTGGCAACCCCAAAAGAACCAAACTAAAAACAAGTTCAATGAATAAACACAAAAGAAGAAACAAAGGGATATAAATGACTGATAAAAAAATTAGTGAATTAACATCACTTACCTCAGCACAAATAGCAAGTGATGATGTAATTGTTATTAACGATACATCAACAACAACTACAAAAAAAGCATCAGTAGATGATTTTAAAACTTTTATAAATGCAAGTAGTGATGTTGTAAGTGATACTTCACCACAACTAGGTGGGAACTTAGACTTAAACTCTAATAACATTACAGGTACAGGTAATATAGACGTAACAGGTGATATAACTCTAGGTGATACGAACCCTACAATTACATTTAATGATTCTAGTATTTCTAACTTACAACACACTATTGCAA